ATGTCGTTAGATAATAATTTAGAGAATACTCTTCTAACAATTGGGAAAACCACTGTTTCAAATGCACCTGTATCAGATGTAGATGATGCTTCGTTAATTAAATACGATGCTTGGTTTTCATATAATTGTGCAACGTTTTCTCTCATGTGACCTTTAAGACCCTCTAAGAATCCTAATTTGTCCCATTTGTTGATTGTGTCTTCTTTGATAACTTTAAGGTGTTTTAACCCGATGTTACCAACTAATCCTGATTCTAATAATGCTCCCATTTTAAAATATTTGGTTTTTAATTTTTATTTATTTATTTTTGATTACCCTAATTTACTCATCAAATCTTTCATTCTCATGAATTGCGGATTTTCGTAAGTTTTTGATTCAATTAAAGTAGTCGATGAACCTGTAGATACAGTTTTTTGAAGTTTGTTCTCCACTGATTCACTAATTGATTTTTTAATTTCCGGTTTAGATAATTCACCTTTGATTGACTGATAAAGATTTTTAGATTCTTTTAAAGTTTCAACATCGTCAAATCTTCTTAAGATATTAATTTTCTCTTTTTTAGTAGTCGAATGTTCAGTAAACAATCTAGTTGCATATGCCAAGTTTGAATTGAAGATTGCAACTTCGTTAAGTTTTTCTCTGAAAACATTTAACGCTTTTCTGTATTCTTCATTTTTTTCTCTCAACATAGTTACCTCTTGAGTAGATTCTACTTTTACTCCATTTTTACCGTAAACATAATTTCTGTTATTAGTAATCCCTTTTCTAAGTCCTCTACCTTCTTTGGAACCCATTCCGTATGTTCTAGCAGCCTCTTTTGTTTCTTCTTTTTCAAAAGCCTTTCTTTTTAAAGTGTCACCTTTTTTAGTAGTGTAATCTTCTTTACCTTTCATGGTTTTAGATTTCTCACCCTTATTCATTCCGTAATCACCTTCTTTTGTTTCTGCCTTAACAACTTTGGATTTTCCTTCCATATTTGCACCTTTCTTGTAATCGAATTTAGCTTTACCTGTACCTACAGATTTTGGACCTTCTTTTTTATTTTCATCGAATCCGCCATCGGCTTTATCTTTGTAAGTAAATTTAGGTCCCTTACCAATTCCAACACCTTTAGGTTTAATTGTTGATTTTGATTCTCTAACAGTTCTTCTTTGGTTGTAAGATTCTTCTAAGTCCTCTTCGTCGTCATATTGTTCGTCCATCATGTCGTCGTCTTCGTCCTCTTCGTCGTCGTATTGTTCGTCCATCATGTCATCATCTTCTTCTTCGTCGATAAATTCTTCTTCTTCATCGTCTTCAAATTCAATTTCAAACATAACTTCTTCTTCGTCTTGGTCTAATTCGATGTCATCAGCATCACCATCCGCAAAAATCGCATCAAGTACGTCATCTGTAGTTTGGTCATCCATTTCACCTAATTCTTCAAAATCAAATTCCATGTCATCCTCTTCGTCTAACAATTCATCTTCATCTTCAGACTCACCAAGTTTAACAATGTATTCTGAGTCATTATCGTTATCAGTTAAATGAATATCCTCACCGTCCTTTTGAACGATAATTCCATCTTCTTCACCCATAGCTTTAAATACTCTAAGAATTTCTTCATCAGAAGCTCCTGTTAAATCAATTGGACTTTCGTCAGAATCCATGTCCATGTCAAAATCCATGTCCATTTCATCCTCATCTTCATTATCAGTATCCATATCAAAATCCATTTCCTCTTCGTCAGAGTCCATTTCATCATCCATGTCAACATCTAATTCAACCTCATCTTCTTCTTGTTCAGAAAGAGATTCTTTTACTAACTGATTGATTTCTTCCTTCATAGTTGAAGCAAGTATTCCTTTTGCATTTTCGGCTATAGCTTCTTCAACTTGTTTCATTTGAATAAGTGCCTCTTGTACTAATTTGTTATTTTCTTGCATGAAAAATTATTGTTATTTTCATTATAAATATTACCAAAAACAAAAAAAGTTTATTTTATCTAACTATTAGACAAAATAAACTTTATTTAAGTACAAAAAAAAAGTAACCGAATTCGACTACTTTTTTAAAATTAGTTATTGGATAACCTCATCAATTTTACTTTCAGAGACTGAGGTAATTCTCCACTCATGTGCAAACCCCTCATATTTTTTTGTAACTTTGGCTTCAACATCTGTTACTGAATACCCTTCTACAAGTTTTTCTTCTCTAATTTTTTTAATTTTACCTGTTTTATCGTCAGGTAAGTCATACTGAATTTTTGCTACGAAATACTTTTCTTCCATGTGTTTTTTTATTTTCCTAAAAAGTCGTTTAATTTTTTCATTAAGTCAACTGACTTCTCAACATAATCGTCTTTTTGTTTATATTTTTTTTCTTCTTCAAGATTTTCTTCATACTTGTCTCTATCGTCAGCATTTGTAAACAAATACGCTCCCGGTGTTGATGGTGATGATACTAAGTCAAAACAAATTAATTCAAAATCATCTTGAACTTCGTTTCTTTCCCCAACTTTTTTAAGTGAACCAACCCCACGAGAAGAAATACCTAAAGTAACTCCTTGTCTCATTAAATTTGCTGCTTGGTCTCCTTTAGTTGAAACAATTCCTCTTTCATGAAATCCCGGAGAAGTTAATAATTTAAGTTTTCCCATTAATATGTTTCTATCCCACCATACGTCAGTAATGATATGAGATACTCGGTCTAAATCAATTAAAGATGATTCAGGGTGATTTAACTCTGATGTTGATAATCCTTTTTCGATTGCAATTTTATAATTGTCGGCCTCTCTTTTTAATATCCTTTCAGGGTATGTTCTACCATTTCTGTTAGGTGTATCATATTTTTGTAAAACGGCATAAAATTCAAATGGGTTTCTATAATCCATTTCTTTAGCCTCTCTTAAAACCTTTTCATTATGTTTGTCTTTTGGTGAAACCCAACCTGCGTCAGCCTCAACTAATATACCGTGTCCGGTTTCGGTTGCCTCTAATATTCTTAATTGTTTCATTAATTCTTTTTAAGATAAATATATCAATTATGATACTTTACAAGATAACCTCTTTTTTTGTGGTTGAAAATTCAAAATATTTGTTTGTTGTGATGTTATTATTATAAATGGATTGGACTATATTTTTTACGGAGTCTTTAATTTCTATGGATTTAAAATCTAATTCGTTTGTTGTGTATAGATTTATTTCTAAATTAAAAAACGATTTTTTACCGTGAGATATTCCACTGGTTCTTAAGTCTAAATCCACAATACTTTTATTTTGGAATAAATCAGTGTTAATGGACTTATAAACAGAGTGTTTAATCTCTCGACTTAAATTGGAAACAACTCGATTCCAATTATCGTATTCTTCTTTTGGGGTTACCCATGATTGGATGTTTATGTAAACTGATTTTAAGTTTTTTGAATCTACGGTACCATAGACCGATTTAATTGGATTGTATAAATTTAATTTTACACTTTTTCCTTTTTTCATTAATGTTTTTCATTATAAATGTTTATTGGTTATAATAAAAATATAATTGAAATTATTGTGTATGTCAAAAAAAAAAAGTGTTTTTACCGTTTGAATTGCAAAAACACTTATTGATTTATAATGTAATATGTTAAATTAAATAGATTCTTCTAAATTTTTAAGTTTTAAAAAATTCATTTGGTCGAACTTTTCATCTTTTAATCTATCAATAGTTTCAGAAATTTTTGTTTTCATTTCAAACTCTTGTTCAGTATCTAACATCCCTTTAAGTTTTGTGATTGTATTCTCACGTAAAGTTTCAAATTTAGTTTCAAGAGTCTTAGTATCTTCAGAGATTAATTGGAAAAATTCTTTTTTAGAATTTTCATCTAAGTTCTCAATATATCCTCTTAATGTTTGGTTGGCGATACTAACCATCGATTTAATTGGAATATTAATTGATTCTTTAACCGTTTCTTTTTTAGTAGTTAAAACTTTAATAATGTTTTTCTTAGCATTTACTCTTTCAAGTAAATTTAATTTGTTTGAATATGCCAATACATCTAAATCAGAATAATTATTTTTAATTGTTTCTGATAGACTTTTTGGTGATTTTATTGTTGGTAAAATTTTATGTAATAAACTAATCCCTTCTTCTAAAAATTCTTTAGCGTCCTGTTCAGATAAACCTTGAGGCGTACTTAATTGGTCATATAAAGCATAAGCCTTTGACATAGATTTATTGTTCAGAACATTATGTTTGAACTCTCTTAAAGATTTTTTGAAATCTTTCTCGTCACTATATGACTCAAGTAGATTTTTTTCGATTATGGATTTTAGGTTTCCGAAGGTCATTACGCTTAATTTTATTAAATAAATATTAGGAATTTAGTAACTTATCCAATTCTTTTGAAATTTCTCCTAAAGATTCTTGACCATGACCTAAATTAATCATTCGAGCCCCGTCAATTAGGTTATTCTCAACTAACATATTTAAGTTATTCATTCGTGATTCTGGCGTTATTTCAGCCTCACCTCCCGCCGGTGGTGGAGCTGCCGTTTCCTCACCTGCCGGTGGTAGTTCTTCACCTCCACCTAAATCAGCAGTTTCAAAACCACCTCCACCAAATGATGGTGTAGGTTCTGATGTTTCAGACGATACTGCCGCGGTAGAACCTGATGTATTACCATAAAGTTTATCGATATTATCGAATAATCCTGTTTTAGTTATAACAGTTGCAGTTGCTTTAAGTTCTTCACCAACAGCTCTTTCAATTCTTTGTTGTTGTAAATCCAAACGAACTTCTTCATCTGACCATCCAAATATATGTTTTTTAGCCCATGTTGATGATGTTGCTTGAATACCATTTCCTGGGTCGGCAACTAAATCTTTGTATAATAAAACTTTTTCTTTCCAAACATCAATTTTTAATAAATCCGCCTGTGTTGAAGGATTCGATAAACCTAATGTGAAATTATCTAACTCATCTTCAAACCCAAGTAAAAATAAATGAACGATTGCAATTTTATTTAATTCCGCAATCATACTTTTTTGGATTCTGTTAATAGTTCTTGCAAAACGAATATCTTGTAATGATAAATTTTTACCATCCCCAACTACTTCTTCAAATCCTAAGAACGCCTTAGGGACACGAAGAGCGGTTAATAATTTCTTTTGGATGTATTCAATATCCGCAATCTCAGAAAGGTTTGTTGCTCCCGGTAATGTTGTAATAGGGTCCGGTGCTGATGGGTCTCTAACAGGAATGAAATAATCTTGGTCAACCGCCATTTGATTAAACCTCATATCTACGTTACCTGTTTTATTATCCACTACTTGTTCTCTTTTGAATTTGTTTGCAACACGTTGTACATAAGCCTCAACATCATCATCGTTCATATTACCTACGAATACTTTAAACATTCTTCTCTCAGGAGCTCTTGATGTACGATAAATCAACATTGCATCCTCTGATAACAATAATTGTTTCCAAATACGTCTTGCTTTTTCTAACATAGATGTTCCGTAAGGAAGTTTTCTATCATCACCTAATAATCTAAAGTGACCAATCTCCCATGATTGGAATTCCATGTTTTTATTTTTCCAAGTAAAATGAAGTGACTTTTTATCTTTATCTATTTCATGAGTAATATCCGTAGAGATTTTTGCACTAACACCTACTTCATGACGTTCAATTTCAATTGTCGGTAATTGTTGTACTCCAACAATACCTTTCTCCGGGTCTAATTTCAAATAAATAAAGTTATCACCATACTTACAAGTGTTTCTTGTCCACATTGGTAAGTTAGTGTTAATATCAAGTGAGTTGTTAAATAAATCGGCTAGTACCCCTTTTATTCTTTTTGATTCAGAATAAATTTGTAGAATAAAACCATCTTCATCTGTTGTTGTTGATTCTTCCGCATAGATATCTAACGCAGCAGAAATCTCAGGAGTATACTCCATTGACTCGTAATCGTATTGTGCGGATAACCTTGATGGTTCGTAATAGATTGCTTGGGAATATAAGTTATTCTCAACTTTTGCCCATTGATTTGTTAAGTAATAGGTTTGTTGTGCCTGTAACTTCTCTTTTTCGTATTCTTCCTTACTTTTGGTACGTAATAATTCCTTCTTATCAAACTTAAAAGTTGGATAATCTTGATTCAACAGAGAATTAGGTCCAAATGTTTGGGATAATCTCTGCCATACCGTCATATTATTTTGTTGTTCACTCATGATATAAATTTACTTGTTTCCTCAGTAATATAAATAGTATTACCCACCAAATAACCACCCATACTTTTGGTAATCATCTCTTGTCGGTCCTTGATTAATTGGGTGTTGTCTACCCATTTGAGGAACCATTGGGTTAAAGAACTCTGAAGAGTTTTTATTTTCAGTAACAGCTGTTGACCATGAATTTAACATTGCCCTTGTATGATTGGTAACTTTTTCCAATGATTGGAATGATTTTTCCGCAACATATATTGCCATCGCAATACTCATAATACAGTCATCGTGATGCATTTTTTGATGGTCAGGTCGTCCATTAATGTAAACAAACGTATTCATTTCATTATAAAGACGACTAGAATAAATTCTAAACTTATGTCTCATTGACTCTTCAAATGCCGCAATAATTTGAACCCTTTTTGAGTTAAAATTAATTCCCGGAATTTTTTCATTTATTTTTGGGTCATACTTCCATTTATTAGTTGTATCCACACCATCAACATATAAACCACCTTGATAGTTCATTTCTTGCATTTTTCTTGCAGTTGAAACTCCCATACCACCTGTGATATCCACAACACAATAAGCATTATACATTGTACCCCATTTGTACGCCACTTCGGCCAATACATCTGGTGGTATTTTTCCAACATATTCCAATACTTGTTCTCTAGTGTCAAAATCAATAATTTCAATACTTGAAAAATCCTCAGAATCTCCACGAGATACATCACAACCCATAACATATTTGTGTCCATTTACAGGTTCTTTCCAAATCCATAATCCACCACCCATCATTTTTGCCTGTGGTTCTCTAACTTGGTTTTTGGCAATATCCTGCATTAATTCAGAATCAAATACGTTATCCCCTGAACCTAAGAAGTTACATTCTAACTCCTGAGCCACCTTACGTCTATCGTATTTTAATTTTTTAACCATCGCCTCAAACCATGAGGAACAAGGTTTGTATCCATCTTCAATATATTTAGTTACAATTGAATGGTCCCTTTCGAATGGATTAGGCATTGATAAATCAATAATTACCTCATCGAGGTTATATTCCTCACGATTTAGTAAAAAGTGAACTAAATCAGGTGTTTTAACCATATACAAATCTTTGGTATATCGAGGGTCACGGTGCCAAAACATTTCCGTAATTTTGAAATCATTCATATTACGAAGAGCTTGGTCGTAAATCTCATAGTAAATTGCATCATAACCATTTGGGGTTGAAACCACAATTACTTTACCCCCTGTAGATAGGGACGCCATACAAGCCGACCAAAAATCTCCGTCCGCTTCAATAAACGCCGCCTCATCAAAGATAAGAATGGTTGGGGTATAACCCCTTAACGCATCTCGAGATGTTGCAACGGCTTTAACTTCACACCCATTTGTTAATTTAAAATGTCGTTGTGAGTTTTTTTCATTTGAGAATCCAACTCCAACCCAACTAGGCCATTGTTCGGTAAAACCTCTAACTTTGTTTGCCATCTCCATGGATGTATCCAATTTATTGGCAATGATTAGAATTTTTTCCGGTTTAGTTTTTTTGGCAAATACAAGTCGTTTTGACGCCCAAGCGGCAGTTACTGTTGAAACACCTGCCTGTCTATACTTAAGGGCGATGTTTTCATTGTAATTTTCATAATCCTCAATTAAAGAAACTTGGTCGGGAAATAAATCTAACGGTACATATTTTGATACCGTATTATCGTATGTCTGTAAATAAGTACGAAGTGCGTAGGGTGTATTCCTCATGCACTTCGTTACTTCAATTATTAATTGTTCTTTATTATTCAAAAGTAATTTTTGGTTATTTAGGTCTCGATATACCTAAACTACCCAAGAAATCATCTAATCCGTCATCTTCGTCTTCATCAGAATCAATCCCTTCTTCTTCTTTGTAATCTTCAAACTCTTCTTTCATTTTGATTGCCTCTCTCATAATTTCATCAAATTTTGAGGTCGCTTTCGCCACTTTTGAAGAATCTTCAGAGATTGCGTTTCCGATAATTTCTAAAAACTCTTGGGCTTCAATTTGGTATAACAAAGTATGAAACCAGTTTATCAAACCTTTGTTTTCAGGTTCGTACATTTTATCAGGTAATGCAAACCTTATTCTTTCCACGATTTCCGGGCCTATTCTCAACTGCATTGGTTCATTACTTAATGTATCAGTTTGTCCCATAACTCGTTGAGCCATTTCAGGGTCTTTAGGTAATCCGTGTCTACCTTTAGCTTCTTCTAATCCTTTGATTATTTCATGACATAAGATTGGAAATATTAGACCAAAGGCTTTAATTACTGTATCCGGAGTTTCTTCACCTTCTTCACCTTCTTCACCCTCTTCATCATTATTATCTAACTCAACTTTTCCCGCAATTCCTTGACCTGTTTGACTCATCATTTCAATCATTTGTTCCATACTGAAATATAAGAAATCATTGATTGCCATAATACCTAAATAATCTCTATAGAGAGATGGGTCAATTTCATCAAGTCTTGCTTTAATATCTGGTTTTTGAAAAATATAATGTCCTTTTTTCGCAGCACCTTGAATAATAGCGTTGATAATATTTCTCTTATGTTTTTCTAATTCAAAAATTTCGTCTTTAGTTAAATCCTCAATTTCAAAAGATGGAATTTCCATTTCTTCTTCCTCATCTTTTTCCTCTTCATTATCCTCTTCTTCAGGTTTCATTCTAAAGTTAGACGTATCAATCGGTTCTCTATTTAAATAAGCCTCAATTTTATACCAATCAACAGGTACTTCAGATTCCTCCAACGCGGCCTCAATTGCCAATTCTTCAAGTTCATCTCTGTGAGCCGCCTCAATTCTCATGATGTTAGGTAATTTTCTCATCATCTCTTGGTATATCATACCTTGAGTTTGTTGAGAACTTAAATTTTGGATACCTGTAACATCACTTAATTTTTCCGCAACTTTTTGAAATCGATTACTAACTAATCTTTGAACGTCACCCTCTTTCTTTTTCATCGCAGGATTCTGTGCATATAAACCTTCAGGACTTGCAAGCTTTCTTTCCAAATTTGGGTCCATTCTTTCAGGTCTATCCCCGTAATCTAATTGTTCTTTAATTTTCTTTGCCATTATTATTTTTCTAAGATTTGCATGATTACATCCATAATTTTGTCTTTAGCCTCCTCAGGTGATGGTCTATTCGCCTTTGGTGCTGGATTAACACCCGGATTTGGATTCTTACCCGGATGACTTGGTCTTGTACCAGGCTTAGTTGTTGGTTTTGTTCTTGTTGGTGCGGTCTCAGTATCTGCCTCTGTCAAATACTTTACAAGTTCACCTTTGGTGATTCTTGGAGGTAAATTTCTTTCTACTATTCTCATAATTTCGTTTTCAAGAAACAAAGATACAACATTTTTTCCTTCACCCAACTGTTTTTTTACCGCTTTTACGCATCTTTCCCATTTTCTTGATTTTTTAGGACCAACTTGTGAGTGACAAATAGCCCATGGGTTTGGTTTGTCTTTTTTTTCTTCAGACATACCAATCATTTTGCTGTCATGATTTTCAGGAGATGTATCATCATCCATACCATCATCAGATGCTTGATATTCGTCATGAGAACCTTGTTGTCCTGTATATGCTTGGTCAGCATCTAAATCAAAATCATCATCTTCAGAGATTTCAGATTCGGTTGCAGTAACCATAACTTCTTTAGTGCTCGGGTCTTGTGTAATATTCAAATTACCTACCTTACCACCTGCCGGCCCTACTTTATATGTTTTTTTACCGGGTACCTCAGTAACTTGTTCATTAACAAGTTTACTGTGTAAAACATTGATTTGAGATTCTGTTAATTTCCCAACAGTTTTAGAGGATAACCCCTTTTCGATAAGTTCTAATGCTTTTATATTAACTTTCATAGACTACTTTCTTTTCAAATTCTAATACCAAATCTCTTTCATAGAGTTTGTCTTTTATTTCTTGTTCCGAAACTCCAAATCTAAAAACCATTCTTTTTTGGTTAGTTTCATCTTCTGTTTCCCATGCTAACGCAATTATGTCGTCCATTGCGTCCATTACTGAAAAAAAATCGGAGTTTTGAATCAATTCCAATTTTACATCAGTATCTCTCAAAACTCCTACTTTTTTAATATATTTTAAATCAGGTGGTTGAGGGTATCCGTTAGACGGACGATTATCCCACGCTTCACCCCACACATCCAAACTATCGGAGAATATGAATTCGTAAAGGTTATCACCCTTATAGTTAGGACCTAAACCGTTTACGTAAATCAAATAACTCATACTAATAATCCTTCAGGTGTGATTTTAATTTCTTTTCCTTTGTTTTCAAAAACTAAGTTATTTTTGTTAGTTTTTCCAACAATTTTTGCTCCTGAGTTTTCTTCTAAAAATTTTTGAGAAGCTAATTCTTGTTCGATAGTTTCAGTTAATTTAACAACTGATTTCATTTTTCTTCTAACTTCCGTAATTGTTCTTGTTTTTTTCTCCGCGGTTTTTTGTCTACTTTCAACAATTTCTTTCTTAGAAACTTCAAAGTATTTTGATAATACTTTATCTACTTTAGACTCTCCAAAAATACTATCAAAGATAGCACCATTTCCTAAGTCAGAATGTCTTCTCTTAAATTTTGAATGTCTACGATGTTTTTCAAATTCTTCGTCATCAAAAATATCATCAGGATTAACTTCGTCAACATCATCATATTCATATCCTTCTTCCATATCACCTTCCATTGGGATGTCCATGTCAGCTTGAATATCTTCAACTTCAGTATCGTCAGTTAAGTCTTCACCATCCATATCGTCTCCACCTAAATCTTCAGTTTCATCTTCAAATTTAGATAAAATATCTTCTCTATCTTCTTCAGTTAATTCATTCAAATCAAATGATGACAACACCATATTGATAACGTATTTCATATTCTCAGAAGTCATTCCTTCTTCAGAATCTAATGTTCTAATTTTTTGAGTTAATTTACCTGTTAACTTTTGAATTGTTTTGAAAGTTACTTGTTCGTTAGAACCTCCTTCATCCTCTACATCAACTTCAGTATCAACATCAACTTCAGTATCCATACCCATATCATCCATACCTGTGTCATCCATACCTGTATCTTCCATACCTGTGTCTTCCATACCCATATCCATTGGTGATGGTGGTAATTCCGGAGATGGAACCGCTGGTGGTGCAGAAGGAACTTCATCAGGTACCGGCATATCCATTTTTGGTTTTGGTGTTTTTAATGTGAATTTTTTTTGTTCACCATATAGAGACAAACCTTCTTCATTCTCGTTAAGTCTATTTAACTCACCAGCAACTAAGTTTAATCTTTTGAATGCTTGTGAATACGAAGAATAGTATTTTCTATTTTTCATTGGCTCAATATAATCTGTTTCAGATTCTGAGATAGTTTTCTTAATGATATAACCTTGTCTCTCTTTAACAATTTCATATTTATTACCATCCGCAAGACCAATAGAATATTCTGATTTCGCAGTTTCGTTTATACGATTAGGAATTACCTCGTTAAAACGAGCAATCTCCATAATTCTTTTTAATTTTTGGTCCCCTGTTAGCTTTTCACTACCAATTGGTTTTAAATTTCCCATTGTATATTAATTTGTTTGTTTTTAATTATTTAATCCGTTAACTCCACCTAACGTAATTGCGTTTAACTGAGCGAATGGTACTCCATTTGCATCAGTGAATATAGGGTGTGGTGCAACTCCATTTGCTGGTCCTCCTATAGTAATTGACCCACCACTAAAATTACCTAATATTTCAACTGTGTATGCGTATTGATTATCCACACTATAACCTGATAATGGATATGGACTTGGTGACGGTGTTGGTGTACTTGTTGGTGTTGGCGTATTTGTTGGTGTCTTAGTAACTGTTGGAGTGTTTGTTGCAGTTACTGACGGTGTATTTCTTGGAGTTGAAGTATTTGTTGGTGTTACTGTCGGAGTACTAGTTTTTGTCGTAGTTACCGATGGTGTTGGTGTATTTGTTGGAGTTGAAGTATTTGTTGTAGTTACTGTTGTAGTTACAGTTGGTGTATTTGTTGGAGTTGAAGTATTTGTTGTAGTTACTGTTGGAGTGTTTGTTGTAGTTACAGTTGGTGTATTTGTTGGAGTTCTAGTAACAGTAGGCGTATTTGTTGCCGTCACTGAAGGTGTCGGTGTATTTGTCGCAGTATTTGTTGGTGTTTGAGTTAAAGTAGGTGTTGGAGTTGGTGTTGGATTTGCGGATAAACAAGCCCCACAATCACCGTAATCCGTAGATATAGTTGTCACAGTATCGACACCTGTAGATGGCTCAGCATTATCAATAATATCGTAACAACCATCGTCAGTCGCTCCGTTGAATGTTAAATAATAGTTTCCGTTTACCGCAGGTAGTGATGAACTATTAAAATCAACTAATATTGCGGGACCGCCCGAACAAGCACCTATAAGATATGTAACTAAAGCCATTAAATTTTTTTATTTATAAATATACGATTATTAACAATTATTGAAATTTTACCAACTAATCCTCCATTTTTCTTTCAACGGAGAGTTCTTTGTCTGTACCTTTATTGATTGAATCAAATAATTTTTCAATATGTTCGGACCTTCTCAAATATTTAAACACTAAATTTTCATAGGATAATTCCCCATCACCATCCAATCCGGATTGACGATATTTTTTTAATTTGTCTTTAAGTGATTCAAGAACTTTGACATCTCCATTTTCAACGGCAGTATCAATTTTTTCAACCCAATTTTGTATTTTATCCTCAAGAACTTTTTTATCTATTTCTAAATTCATTTTCTTTGGAACATTAATCCATTTGTTATTCATCACAGAATAAACTCCCGAACTAATATGTGGCTCTTCAGCATCTTGAGCATATAATTCAACATCATACCCAAAAATTTTAATATTATGTTTGTCGTTAAAAAGTTGTTTTTTTAAATTAAAAAGCTCTTTGTATAATTCATCCTCGTCTCCGTATTCGTCCATGTCAACAATAATGTGTAAATCAAAATCAGAAAATTCTGACCAATTAAAATTTGAAAGAGAACCGGTTAGGACAACATCTTCAACAAATACATCATCACCCAAATAGTTGACAAATTCCTCAGCAATACGCTCAAGAGCTTTTCTAACTTTAGGAATCATAGTTGACTTTTTAGGGTCAGTAGGATTTTCCCATACTTTTGGGTTAAGTGTTTCTTTAATAGTGAAACTATTAAGTATTTGTTGTAATTTACTCATTATTATAAATACTACAGTTTCTTATAC